ATGCTTCTAAGCACCCAATTCGACCGACTCTCTCTTACCATCAGACCCCCCTATAAACCATGTTGGTATTTCTCGTTTAGTCCATTTTGCAAATCTAGATTTCTCTACTATATAGTAAGTTTGATATGCAAACACAGTATCATCTTGTTTACATTCCTCAGGCATACACTTAGGTGGATCAGTAACAGGAACACCATGAACGATGTTAGTAGGTGGTTTGTATAGAGCTATACGCAATCTTGATGTCGCATGAGTTTTACCATAACGATAGGTATACTCTTTCATTAGAGCATCAAAGTGCTTCCACAACCACCGATAATTTTCAGATGATGAACGTACCCATTTTGTACTAGGATGGTTCTTGTGAGCCAACTTGTACAGTCCCATCTCGTTAGCATAATCATCTCCATCACAAACACGATGAGCAGTTGAAAGCATTTGAGCGCTCTCTACTATCATTTTGACAACGTGTTTGTTACACATCATTTGAGCTGCAATTTTTGGAGATTTGTCAAGGAAAAAAATGTTCATTCTTCTAACGCCTCTTTCACTTTCTCTACGAGATTATCAAAGGTGGTATAACTACCACCCATCCATTCACCATCTTCAAATTCACGAATTTCTATATTTCCATCTGGTTTGCTTTGGCCATCAATAGATAATTCATTTTCTCCCATTAACGATATTTCAATATGTTTCATCTTCTCACCTTATCTTATCTTCTAAGTTTATCATCTTACTCTTTTTTTCACCTAAAGTCAATACTCTTTCTTGCTCAATCATACCTATTATCAAACTTGTTATAGAAACTTCTTTACTTAGTACACCAATCTTTTTTTCTAATTTAATAAGAGTTTCCCGATAGTATTCTATCTCTTGTTCTTTTTTGAGCTTAGATTCTATTAAATCAGTGAGTGATATTATATCACCTGTCATCGGTGATCACCGCTCCCACTAATCTTACCACGTTCCATTCTAGACTTTAGTTTGTCTACATTTGCCTGTGCAACCTCTTCAAGCGTCACACCAAGGTCATCAGCGAGTGCTGAGATGTACCAGAGTACATCACCTAACTCTAAACCTACACCATCAAGAGACTTACCATCTCTGATGTTCTTCTTTACTTTTTCAGCAACCTCACCAGCCTCACCACACAATCCTAATGTTGGATATGTAATTTTACACTCATCTGGATATATTGCTGTTGATCGTGCAAACTCTTGGTATTCATCAAACGTCATGGGTTATTCTTTCCTTTTGGTACATCAAAAACGAATGTCAATCTATCGACATCGCTATTGTTATATGATTCGTGAACTTTCTTATTATCAAACCAGAAGAAAGTGCCTGGATTTATTTGGTGAACTTCATCCCCAACAGTGTATAGATAAGTTCCCTGTAACGATAAATGATACCTATCTCTTGTTAGATAATAATCACCTTCATCAATATGTCTTCCTAATGATTCGCCTGGCCGCAACTTAAAGAATGCTGCTCGTGAATGTCTATGGAGTTTCCAAGATTTTAACCACCTTCTAATTCCTTTATAGGTTTTAAACATAGGTGTATTTGTTTGCATCTCTGTTTTCTTAGGATCGTCATCAGCATTTTTTACGAGTGCCATAGTGAGAGGAAGAAAACCATATGGGGCAGTATCACCAGCTGCACCTTTTAAGCTTCCAGCAACACCCCAATCTTCATCTTTAATATCTGCTAGAATATCACGAACATCTACATTATATTCTATAAATCTAAAGTTACTCATTTGTCCCACTTGTAAAAAATATGATCCTGTACTTCTACAGTCTTAGTTTTAGTTTTACTCCAAGCTGGTTTAACATAGTCAGCGTGATAGAATAGAGCACCATCTGTAATATCTGGAATTATAACATCATTATACAACAATGTTTTGGCTATTGTCAATAGTCTTTTGTAAGTTTCTTTATCAGTAGGATCATCACTCTTGCCATCACAGAACCATGAAAATTGGCACTTATCACGAATTGGAATCATCTTGTTTTTATCTTTCCAAGATGGTTTAGTTTGTGCTTGTTTTATAACTTCACATATAGTATTAGGAAATCTTTCATCCTTAACTCTATTCATAACAACTGAAGATACAGCTAACAAACCAGCAGTACCTTGCCCTCTTGCTTCATGATACATATTCAATGCAAGACATTCAGCTGAATGTTCATCAAATATAGGTATAGGTTCTTTAGCATTTACAGGACTAATCAACATAAGTCCACCTAATAATATTTCATTAATCAAGATGTATCTCCACAATTTATTTCTTTATATTTTTTCAGCAAAGGGCCTTCCATTCGATACGCTTCTACTTCCCAAGGTTGTTTAGCATAGTCAACATCATTGTAGTTACGATATTTACCATCCTTACATTTCCAAAATCTTTTACTTGATCTATCTTTTATTCTGAGAGTTGATCCTTGATAAACATGAACCATCTCATGAGCTAAAGTTTCTATAAATTCATCTTCAGTCAAAGATTTTTCAATCTCTAGATGATATTCCCTATTATTATCACCCTCTGAAAACCACCCAACAGCATCTTGATCTTTTAAGCTGATAAGAGAAACTTCTATGCATAGTGTTTTCATACGAGGCATGAGTTCTTTAATGCAGAAATTAACTACATTCTCGGCAAGAATACGCCGAGATTTGTAAGAACCTTCTACAATAACTTCATTCATACGAACATTATAAATGATGCAATAACCATACCGAATATGATAATTCCACCAACCATATCACCAACAATTTTTTTATTAAAATTCATAATTATTCTCCACAAAATTCAGTATATAGTTTAGAAACATATTCTTCATCAACAAAAACAAATTCTGCTTTGCAATAAGAAATAACATCTTCAACTGTTTTTGCATCATTCTCTAATGCAGAAACAACCATATCTTCTAAATCCAACCCATAAGATTTCATTCCACTCATAACAATATTCTCCTATACCAAATACAAAGGGCCAGTCCACTGGATGGCAAAACCACCTTTAAGGACGTTTCCACGAGCAGCGTTACGTGCAGGCGCACTATAACCAGCAGCTTTCAATAAGTCACCTTTTTTGAATTTTTTGTCATTGTCAGTGTTGACAACAAAACCCCAAGTTCCACCGCTTTCATTAGAAATCTTAATGTACTTAGAACCGTTCTTAATAGTGAAACTATTCTTGAAATCTTCATCCATTTTAAGGCGAATTTCAGATTTTCCACCCAATTTATTTGCCCAACCAACATAGTCAGCAACTGCTGCAGCAAGCATATTTTCTATACCAGCTTCAACAGTCTCAAAAGTTTTTCTAATTTCAGTAGTCATAATATAATCTCTTTCTTTGTTTCGTTTCCAAGAGAAGAATCCCTCTCTTGATTATTACTAATAGTAACACATAGAATAACATTTGTCAATAGAAATCGTACACAGTAAGTCATTGATATTAAACAAAACTCAAAAAAAGATTAAATTAATTTAGCGGCCTTGTCTGGGATCAGGGCCATCCATCTTCATATATTCATCATTCCAACCAAAAGCTTCCTTCACAACTGGTTCTGATAGACCTTTATATTTCTGATGTAATACCTTGTCTTTGGCTGCACATAGAACATCTGCTTCACTTTCATGCAAACCTTCAAGCATCTGTACAAACATTAATTCACGTTTGTTCTGAGTAATACTAGCATTACCACCTTCAAGGAAATGGTAAAGTTTACGTGATTCATATGCAAGAACAGAATGTTCTGTACCCTCTGGAGCATCATTACGAGCATAAGGAACATCACCCTCTGGTAACAACCACTTAATCTTAGGATCAAAAGCAGACTTAATTACCATGCGAAGCGAATCACTATTATTTTGCTGAAGAAAGTTTACCTTTTCTTTCTTTGATTTAATTTTTGAAACCTTGTCTAAGATTTCCGATATTAACAATTCCATTATTAAAATTCTCCTATGGATTCTGTAAGTGTTTTTAGTCTTTGTTTTATAAAGTAGTTTAGTATTTTGCTGCGACTGTTCTCTGGTGCCTCTTTATATATATGCAGTATCTCTGACCGTAGTTCTTCTGGAACACATCCCAAATCAATCAAAGTTTTATTCCTTTGATAGTTTCTTTTAACTTCATCATTAGGAAAGTTGCCATCTACCATTGCAGCTATCTTCTTCTTACTAAGTGGTTTCTGTCGAATACCATCCACAAAAGAATTGTCTGGTGAAAGAACATTAGGAACACCATCACTTGTATCACCCTTTAATACGTGTTCTTTTAGATAGTCATCTGGATTAAAACCATTTATCATTTTCTTGGTGATAGGACTATATTGCTTTACATTTGGATATTTCTGTAATTGGATGAAATCTTTATCACCAGAAAGTATCATAACTTCATCAGAAGATTCTGCACAAAGAACAGCAATAATATCATCAGCTTCAGCACCATACACTTCTAAGAACTTGTATGGCATATTATTCTTTATCTCTTCTTTGATTTTGTTAAGACAACTAAATATATTATCCCAATTTTTAGCATCTTTTTCTCTACCTTTTTTACGGCCGTGTTTATATTCTGGAAAATAATCACGCCTCCAATAATGTCTTGAGTCGTAGCATAAAACAAGCTCACCAAACTCAGACACAAATCTTGAACGATACATTTTTAGTGAACTGAGAATCATATGTCTTACCATGTTCTCATCAATATCCGACTCTTTCTGTATATGCATATGCATCATAATACTTGCAAGAGAAATTTGATTCATATCAACCAATATCATCAGGCGGCTCCATCACGGAATTATAACTTGAAATCATATCATCAACAGTATGATAATCCATTTCACAATGAGGTGTGTTGTCTGGGTCTATTTCTAGAGCAGTAGTCATATCCATTATTACTTGTAAAGGGTGGTGCATATCATTTGATTTTAATATTAATGCTGTAATTGCTTCCGTTATAAAAGTAATATCTTTAATAAAAGATTTTTCAGTAGCATCTATACCATTTTCAACTAATATTGTTATAACAGCCATCAAACAACTGTGAGAAATTTCATCACAAAATGCAAGTTGTTCTGCTTTAATAAGTTGGTCTTCTGTTGGAGTATTGATTGTTTTCTTCCAAGGGCCTTTTATGATTTCAGCAGAAGGT